AATATGCGTAAAAAGTATAAAAATTGATGGCAAAAAAATAAAAGAAGATACATATTATAGATTAGAAAATAAGAAATTTGTAGAGGTTATAGAAGAAGATTAAAAATAATATTATTAAGTTAGAAAGGTAAAGATAAACAACAAGTGATAATAAATATGAAATAGCAGAATATGAGACAGAAGAAAGAGCAAAAGAAGTATTACAAGAAATAATAGATTTAATTGGTGAAGATGATTTTTATCATATTAAAAAAAGTCAATTAAATAATTTAGATGAATTAGCAGAACCAAAATATATAATTAAACCTGTTATGAAACCAAAAGTTTATAAAATGCCACTAGAATAATACAAAGGAGGATAAATAATATGTGTGAATATTGTAATAAAAAAGTAAGAAATAAGAGAATTGAAGATATAGACAATGACAATGAAGATGGTCTGTATATAGTATTCTTAGATGAACCTTTTATAAATGTAACACTAAATGCAACAGATGAAGATGGATATAAAGCATCAGATTTCTTTAAAATAAATTATTGCCCTATGTGTGGCAGAAAGTTAGGAGAGGAAGATAAATAATGGATATAGATGATTTATTACACGAATTAGTAGTAGCAATAGATAGCGAAATGAAAAGATTAGAAGAAGAATATAAAAAAAGCCATCAATATAAAAGTAGTAAACGATATAAAAAATCAGATGATGAATATCTAAGAATATTGTTGACAAAAAGAAATACTATAGTGGCAATTATAAACTATATAAGAAGTGGGGACATAAAAGCATTAGCAGAAATTGATTATAGAAAGGAGTGATAAATAATGCAAATAGAAATAAATGGAAATATAGAAGATATATCAGCAATGTTATTAAGTGCTGAACGATATGCTTTAGGTAGGAGAACATATATTGTAGAGTGGACTTGTAGTTTTATAGCAAAAAATCTGCATTTAGTAACTGAAAGCAATAAAAAAGTTATGATAAGAGACATAAAAGAACAAGAAAAATACGGTTATGGAGATAAATGTGATGAAGAAAATTGGATGAAATTATTAAAAATATTAGATGGAGATGAAGATAAATGAGTAGTTTATTAGGAAAATATGTCACAACTTATGATGGACATTCTGGAGTAGTAATAAAACATTTTAAACCTACTGGTAGAGAAATGACAGTACATATAAAACAAGATGATGGGCGAATTTGGTATTGTCCAGATAAAGATATTATTTCCGAAAAAAGTGTGGTAACGGTTGAAGCTCCATTTTGTTTAGAGCCGTTACCAGAAGATTTTAAAAAAGCACTAATAGAAAATTTTGACAAGATATATAATGATGATACAGAGGAGGACGAGGATATATGACACCAGAAGAAGCAATAGAAGAATTAAAAGATTTATTAAGAGCATTTGGCAATATAGATACATCATTAGAGTATAATTATTTAAGAGATGAAGAACCAGAAAATTATAAAACGGCAATAGCAATAGAAACAGTTTTAAATTTAATAAAAAAGCAAGAAAAAATAATAGATTTAATGGCAAATGAATTTGTTAATAAAACATTAATGTATAGTGATTTTAAAATAGAAGAAGTAAAACAATATTTTGAAGATAAAGTAAACAGCTCTGAACAGAATTGAACAGTAGAAATGGAGGAGAGATATGTTAAAAATTAAAGATAATGTTGATTTAAAAGAACTAAAAAAATTTGGATTTAAAGAAGTACAGCAAAATAAAAGAATTAATTATATTTATATGCCAGTTGCAGAATGCTATGATAATCAGGGTAATATGATAACAGTATGTAATGACAGAAATCTATTTACTTTAGATAGATATATTGGAGAAGACAGAAAAATAAAGTTTAGATTAAATGAGTGTGCATCTTTTGATTTTGAAAAAACCATATCAGTATTATACGACCTAATTCAAGCAAATTTAGTAGAGAAAGTAGAGGACAAGTAGTATGGAAAATAATATTGGTTATGCAGTAATAACTGTAAAAGAATATAAAGAAATAATTGAAGATATTAAAAATAAAGAAGAATTAATAAAAGAATTAAATATTATCAATAGAAAGGAAACAGAAAGAAATAGAATATATGAAAAACTATTTATTGATGAACTTATCGATAGTGAAGAATACCATTTTGAGGATATGAATGAATGTAAAGTTACAGATTATCATTATCAACAAATATTTAATGAATTTTTAAAAGTTGGAATTACTGATGTGGAATATATAGATTTAAAAATAAAAGAAATGAAACATTATTTTAAAAATAAAGAAATACCAGAAGAAAATCAAAAATAGTATTAAGATAATACAGGAAAGGAGTTTGTATGATAGAAAACCAAATGTGTGATGATATAACAACAGATAAATTTGATTATGAATTAAATACCTATAAACCTAAAAAATATAAATCTAAAATGGTTGTAGGAAATAATTTTACTGTTTATAACGAAAAACATTTTAATAAAATACAAAAAGCAATGTGGAAAATATTATTAGGAATAAAAATAATAGATGTAAATGAAGAATTTTAGTCAAGAAAGTATAGGAGAATAAAACATATGAAATTTTTAGTAGGATTTATAGTAGGAGCTTGCTTAATGATAGTAGTACTAAGTGACGATTTTAAAGGGAGAGAAGAATAAATATGAATGAAGGGTGTGAGTATTGTAATAATTCAAAACATATAAAAGAGCAAGAAACAGATAAAATATATGTTGTTATATATGGGAAAATATTAAGGGTAATAGGAGAAGTAGGAGATAGAAGATTTATAAGAGATTATAAAGCAAATTATTGTATACACTGTGGAAGAAAGTTGTAAGAATATGGAGGGGTACATATGAATAACGAAGATGCAAAAAAAGAACTAGAGGAGTATTTAAACAATAAAACATTAATAGAAGCACTAGAAAAAGATTTAGAAGAATTAATAACAAGAGCTACAAGTACAAGCAAAGAAATATCTGATATGCCAAAGGGTTCTCCAATAATTGAAGATAAAATGGCAGAATTAGCATCTGAGATAATTGATATGAAAAATGAAAAGTGCGAACAAATAATAAAAATGTATAAATCAAAATCAAAAATTGAAAGAAAGATAAATCAATTGTCGCAACCATTTAAAAACATTTTATATTTTAGATACATAAAAGGAATGAAATTAGAAGATATAGCAGACAAAATCGTACATTTGGAATATAAATATACATGTACATTACATGGAGAAGCATTACAATTATATAGAGAATTATAAAAACACGACAAATCACGAAAAAAAAGGTTGAAACACGACGATAAAATGTGTTTTAATATAAACTGAAGTTGTAGATATGAAAAATATCAATAATCCAATGCAACTGCCCCTAGTTAATAGGAAAAATGTTTATTTGATTAGCCAAGAAGGACTTAATTGCAAAAGCTTTTAGGTTCTTTTTATTATATTTAAAAGAAGGTGTTTGTATGGACAAAGGAAGTTTTTTAGCAGAAGACATAGTTGAATATAATAAAAGACATAAAGCAGAATTAGAACTAAGAAGATGTATGAAATGTATAAACTTTAATAAGACAGTATACAAGTGCAAATTAAAAGAATGTATAAACAAATAACTGTAAATAGTATGTAGGATATTGCGAATAAGCCTATATATCCTACATAGTGTTTATAAGAAAGGTAAAAAATGGAAGAATTGCAAGAAATGCTTCAAAAAGCAATTAATAAATCTATGAATAAAACAATTAATAATATAGATAAGCCTATATATGAGTTTGTAGCAACTTATGATGCAGGAACATTAACAAGATATATTAATCATTAAATAAAGAAAGGAGAATGCGAAAATAATGGGAAATAAAGAATTTATTGAAAGATGTAAAGAGAAAGTAAGAAAATATGCAGAGGAGCACTTAGACAAGAGTGATACAATGCCTGATTTTGATGTATTTGTAGTTTGGAGTTGCAAAACACTACAAAATCATAAAGCTTTATTAAGTACAACTTTATCTGATGGGATGTATTATGAACTTACATACAACGGAGATAAAAAGGAACTATATTTTGATGCTTATAAGAAATTTGAAAATAGATGTATAAAAATGGAGGAATAAATTTATGAAAGTAATGATTAGTCAACCCATGAGAGGCAAAACAACAGAACAAATAAAGCAAGAAAGAGAAGAATTAGTAAAACAATTAGAAGCGGAAGGACATGAAGTTGTTGATACGATATTTGCAGAAGAAGCTCCAAAGGATTGTGATACTGCAATATATTATTTATCAAAGTCAATAGAAGCAATAGGCAAAGCAGATGGAATTGTATTTATGCCAGGCTGGGAAGAAGCAAGAGGTTGCAGAATTGAATATCAAGTAGCAGGTACTTATGGAAAATTTATAAAGTTATTATAGAAAAAAAGAAAACATCAAGGAAGTGAGATGATGGCAAAATATGACTGGAAGCAGTTAGAAAAAGAATTTATTTTAAGTGACTTTAAATCAGTAAGTGCATTCTTTGAAAATAAAGGAATACCAAATAATAGTAGGAATCGAAGCAATACAAAAGGGTGGAAAGAAAAAAAGTGGCAAAAAAGTGACAAAAAGGTGACAAAAACAATCGAAAAAGTTATCGAAAAGGAGTCCGAAAAAGAAGCACAACAGATAGTAGATATAAAAGCAATAGCAAATGATTTGGCACTAAAAGTAATAGAGTCTCGAAAAGAGTTAAATATGCATATTGCAAGAAACAAAAAGAAAACAAAGACAGTAGAGTATGATTATATGTGCAATAAACCGTCTAAAGAAACAATTGAAGAAAAGGAAGAAATAAAGTCATATATAGACATCATAGATAGACAGGGACTAAAGCAATTGACATCAGCGTTAAAAGACTTAAACGATATATTGACAGACAAGAAAGAAAATGGCAATGATAATCAATCACTTGCAGATGCAATACAAAAAGCATATGAAACTAAGGTAGGTGGTAAATAATGCTATCTACAGAAGCAATATTATATTATAAAGATAGACCAGTAGAATTTACAAAAGATATAATTAAAGCAACACCAGACGACATACAAGGAGACATATTAAATAGTGTAGCAAAGAATCAATTAACATCAGTTCGTTCTGGTCACGGAATAGGAAAGTCGGCATTACAAAGTTGGCTTATTTTATGGTTTATGTGTACAAGACCATTTCCAAAGATACCTTGTACAGCACCTACAAAGCATCAATTACATGATATTTTATGGGCAGAGGTAGCAAAATGGATGAGTTCAGAGTTAAATAGTTTAAAAACAGAATTAGAGTGGACACAAGAAAAATTATACATGAAATCACATCCAGAAAACTGGTTTGCAGTACCAAGAACAGCAACTCAACCTGATGCATTGCAAGGATTTCATGCAGACCATTTACTTTATATAATAGATGAAGCATCGCGGGGTAAAAGATACAACTTTTGAACCTGTGTTAGGCTCACTATCTACTCAAGATGCAAAATTAATAATGTGTGGAAACCCAACTCAATTGAGTGGTTTCTTTTTTGATAGTCACAATAAAAACAGAAGTATTTATAGTACATTTAAAATATCTGGAGAAAACTCAAAAAGAGTATCAAAAGATTATATTCAAATGATTATTGATATGTATGGACTAGATAGTGATGTATATAGAGTTCGTGTAGCAGGAGAATTTCCGAAAGCAATGCCAGACAGTTTCATTCAATTGGAATGGGTAGAAAATTGTAGCAAGAAAATACAAAGCAGAACATATCCTACATCAAGAATAGATATAGGCGTAGATGTTGCAAGATATGGTGATGATGAAACAATAATAAATACATTATTTGATAAGAGATATCAGCAACCGTTAAATGTCTTACATCATAATGACACGATGCAAGTAACAGGAACAATAGTACAAATAGTTGAAAAATTAAGAAGACAGCATATAGGAATACCAATACATATAAAAATAGACTGTGATGGTTTAGGCGTTGGAGTATATGATAGACTAAAAGAAATAAAACAGCAAAAAGGATGGGTAACAGTTAAGTTGTATGAATGTCATTTCGGTGGAACTGGAGGAAAAAACAAAAAAGAAGAGCCAGTAGAGTTTAGTAATTCAACAGGACTAATGTGGGGACTATTAAGAGAAAAGCTAAAAAGAAGCGAAATAGAACTTATATATGACGACAAACAAATTACTCAATTAAGTAATAGAAGGTACAGAATCAATAGTGATGGAAAAATAGAATTAGAAAGAAAAGAAGAAATGAAAAAAAGAGGACTAACTTCTCCAGATAGAGGAGATGCGTTAGTTCTTTCTTTGTATGAACCAGAAAAAAACAATATTCAATTCGGATATAACAAAATAATATAGGAGGGCAATTATGTCAGTAGTAGAGAAAATCCAATATTCAGATGAATTTATAAGTGAAGGAAATATAGCAAAAAATATAAATGTATTGTGGGGAAAAGCATTACCAATATTGCTACATAGAAAATATTTATATGATAGATATACAAGAAAAAATGAAACAAAAGATGTAATTGTAGCATTAGAATTTTATATATCAACAATAGCCAGTGGATACTTTGGTGGAAAAGAGCCACAATATAAAGTTAAGAAAATAAATGAAACACAAAAAGGAATATTAAAAAAGATATTTAAAAAAAAATTTGGAGAGCAAAACAATCCGGATGAATTTCAAACTATCATTGATTATATTACAAAATATAATGACAATGGTAGTTTTTTCTATGATTGCGTAAAAGATTATATTAATACTGGAGCATGTTATGGATTGCTGTATGAGAATAAAAACAATGAAATAGTATATGCGAATACATCAAGTTTAACGAGTGTGGCCATATGGAATTATGATACACCAAGTCAAAAAATAGGTTTATTGAGATATTGGACAGAAAATTCAGATAATGGTGGTTTAATAACACATTTAGAGCTAATAACTAAAAACTATAAAAAGCATTACATAGATGGAAATGAAAAAAAGAATATAGACGAAAATGGTAAATATGAATTTAAAGAAATAGATAAAAATAAAGATAAAATATATTGGGATGATTTGCCAATATTTGCAGTAGAAAATCCAGATGGTTTAGCTTTGTTTGAAAATGGTATTACACTAATAAATAAGCATGAACAAGTAATAAAAAATAATGCAAATACATTTCAATATAATGATAATGCAAAACTAAAAATAACAGGTTTTGAACCAGAAAATGAACCAATAATACAAGCAACAGATAAAGATGGAAATCCTAAAACGGATAATATGGGAAATCCAGTAATGATACAAAATCCAGCAAGGCAGGCTGAAGATGATGCAATATTAAATTCAAAAATATTTTATACACCAGATAAAAGTGGAGACATTGGCTGGATAATAAAAGACATAAATGATACTGCATCTGAAAATCATAAAAAAACATGTTTAGACTTAGCACTTATGATAAGCGGAGTTCCGAATGTAACAGACCAGGGATTTACAAATGCAGACAATGCAGCAGCTTTAGAAAAAAAGTTCTTTCCACTTGATCAAGTTCTTCAACAAGCAGATAAATTGTTCAAAAAAGAATTTTTAAGAATGTGGGAAATGATAACAAATAGAATAAATCTAAAAAAGAATACTAAATATGATTTTAGAGATATAGAAGTAATTTTAACAAGAAATTTACCACAGAACAATCAAGAAATAGTTGATAGTTGGTTAAAACTAAGAAGTTTATTAAGTGATAAAACAATAATTGACCATTTACCTTATGACTTAGATAGTGAAAGTGAACTAGCAGAAATGGAAAACCAAGAAAATATGCAAAGAAATATAGAAGTGAGTGAAGGAAAAAAAGATAGTAATAAGCAATATGAAATAGAAAATGGAGAAGCGGGTGATACAGCAGATGGAGATGATGTGGAAATATCACAACAGCAAAATGCAGGAACTAAAAAAACTATACATAAGAATAAGCAAGCAAACACAAAATAAACTTCAGGAAATATTTGACAGCTTTGGAGTAGAATTTAATAAGCTATATGATATAGCAAGTAAATCAACAAAGAACAGAGTAAATTCAATTATAGAGGAATATAAAGATAAAGGATTACTTACTGGATATTTTGGTACGCTTGCTAATAATATTTATAAAAGAACAAGAGTAAGAAATAGCGAAATTTTAGAATTATTAATATATGGAGCTTACATAGAAGAACAAAGTAAATTAAAAGAGCAAGAATTAAGTATATTAAAAGAAAATGCGAATTATTATTATGAAAAAGGACAAGAAGAAGCAAATCAAACTTTAAAAAAGAAGAAAAAGACATTGGGACTATCTGATGCCTTATTTCTTTACTTATTATCATTACCAAGTTCAACTGGATTAACCTTTGATCAATATATTGATATAAATTTAAGATATAACGCAGAACAAATTTATAAGAAAGTAGTTATTAGTATTCAACAAGGAAAAAGCCTTAAAATCGAAAATATTGAGTTCCAAAATGAGCTAAAAAAACAACAAACAGCAAAACTAAGTATAAATGAAGAGAAATATTCAGGAAGTATAGATAATTTTGCAATTGGAATAAATAATAGTGCAAAAATAGAAGGAATTAAAAGTTTTGATAATGATGCAAAGGTAAGATTTATAGCTGTAGAAGATAACGTAACAACTAAAATGTGTCAAAGCTTAGATGAACAGATATTTAATGTTAATGACTGGAATGAATTTACAAGATATGATGGTGTAGATAAAATTTATAAAAAATATAAATGTTTCGGTCTTGTAATTGGTCTTAATTGCCCACCAATAAATTCTACATTCCACTGGTGTCGTTCAACAATAATGTATTTACCACCAGTTGAAAAAGAAGAAAAAACAGAGTATAATGGACTAGCGAGTAATACAGTAGATAATGTAAAGGAACACGCAAATCCAAAATTATTAGAAAAGATAGATTATAATAACATAGAAGAAGTAAAAGATACATTAAAGAAATATGAAAAAATAATTAAAAATGATGTAAATGAAAATGCAATAGTTATTACCAAAGATGGAGAAGTATATCAATGCTATGGAAATAATAAAAATGTATGGCCAGATTACGATTTACAAGATAAATTACAAGAAGCATATATGACACATAATCATCCAAAGAATGAAACACAGCATTCATTTAGCGAAGATGATATAGCATTGTTTAATAATTATAATTTAAAGGTATTAAGAGGAATAGACTATAAATATACATATGAACTTACAAGAAATCCAAAAGAAATAGATGAAATTTCAATTGAAGATTTAATGGAAGAAGACAATGGAGTACATGCATTGAATATAAATAGAGCATCAAGAATAAATATTGGTTATAGAAGGTGGAAAAATGACCGAAAAAGAATTTAAAGATAAATATAATGAGATAATAAACTGGTGTAGAGAAGAAACAGATAAAATAACAGAACAACTAAAAAAAGAAAACAAAATTCATGGATTAGACACTAACACAGCAGAATATAAACCAATACATGAAGAATGTGAGAAAAAAATAAAAAAATTAAAAGAAGAATACAAGAAAGCACTTACTAAACAGTAGGCGCTTTTATTATAGAAAGAAGGTGTAGATATGGAAACAAAAATCATAGTACTGGGAAAAGAAAATATTAATAAAGGAATAAAAGCAATAGGGCAAGAATTGATAAGCAGAGCAGATGAAATCAGTAATAATATAGAAAATGTAAACGCTATAACAATAAATGCTGTATTGACACCAGCAGAGATAGTAAATTTTGATATTACTAAGAATTATATAGCTCAATTTAAGGAAAACGACAAAGATAAGAAAGACGATAAATAAGTTATTAAAATTTTATAATTATAAATCAAGAGCCAAGTCGACAGGCTCTTATTTTTATGCCGTTTTATCGTAGTTAGGCTTTATAAAATAAACGAAATAATGAATAGCAATGGTTGGGGCTATAAGCAATGACTGGGGCTAGAAAGAGGAAAAAATGGGAGAAGATAACCAAAACACAAATCAAAATGCTAATACTGGGGCAAATAATGAATCAGTGGGAGCAGAAACAAAACCAACAACATTTGATGACTTCTTAAAAGAGAAAGAAAATCAAGCAGAATTTGACAGAAGAGTTCAAAAAGCTATTGAAACAGCTAAAGGAAAATGGCAAGAAATAAATGATGCTGAAAAAACAGAAGCTGAAAAATTAGCCAAGATGAACAAAGAACAAAAACTCGAGTATGAAGTTCAAAAAGCAAATAAAGAAAAAGACAATGCTAATGCAGAATTAAACGCTTATAAGTTAAAGGAACAAGCATTGACAATAGCAAGTGAAAAGGGATTAGATGTATCTTTACTGAATCTAATAGATTTTAAATCTATTACAGCAGAAAAACTAAATGAAAGTATTGATAATTTATCAAATGTTTTTAATAAAGCGGTAGAAAAAGCTGTAAATGCAAAATTAAAAGAAGATACACCAATTACAAAAACAAACAATAATGCACCAAGGAAAGAAATTCCAAGGGCAAGTTTTTAAAAGTAGGAGGAAATAGAAATGGAAGAAACAATAACACAAGAATCATTAAATATTATGTTAGCAGATGGAGAAACAAAAGATAAGTTAAAAGAAGTATTAAATGGAGTAATTGAGAATGTTCGAGCAAGAGCAATTTCAGAACAAATTAAGGCAAAGAACGGTTCTGGAACACCAGAAGGCGGAGTAATTGAATATAAAAGATTTGCAAATGCAAAATTACAAGACAAAGGAACAGCAAGAGCAGCAGGAAAAGGAAATGCTGTAAAGGCAAAACCTGTAAAAGTTGTAATTGATGACGATAAAGAAATCGTTGAAGAATTACAAGGTAAAGATATTAAATTATATGGAATTGCAGGAATGGCAGAAAGAAGAAAAGTAAACCATGAGTCACAAATAGTTTCTTATCTAGATAGAGAATTTTTCAAAGAAGTAGAAAAAGGTACAAAAGTAGAAGCAAAAGAAAGTGTTCAAGATACTATCGATGCATTATTAACAGAAGCGAGAACATTAAAAAATGATTATATAGATGGAATTGAATCTGAACTATTGGTTATTTGTGTTGACAGCAAATATAGAAAAGCAATGAAAAAAATTCTAGATGATATGCCAAACGGAACAAGTCCTCAAGACGCAGCAATTGGTATGTATGATTCAGTAAGGGTATACGAAAGCATAAGAATGCCAGAAGGTATAAGAGCTGTAGTTATGATGGACGGAGCAATTGCACAACCATTTTATGTATCTGAATATGGAGCTGAAAAAGTGCCATTTGATGATGCCGTTGCACTAGAAGATTTTCTATATAAAGGAACACAAGCTTTAATGGAAGATACAATTTTTTATGTAAAAGAGGCTTAAATTTAAAGAAAAGAGGAAAAAAGATGAAGTTTAAGAATAAAAAAACAGGATCTATATTAGAGACTAATTCAGAATTTGTAAAAAAGCAAATGCTTAACTCTGAAGTATATGAAGAAGTAAAAGAAACTGCAAAGCCAAAAGAACTAACGAAAGCGGAAATACAAGCTAAACTAGATGAACTAGGAATAGAGTATGATAGTAATGCTAAAAAAGAAGACTTATTAGCATTATTACCACAAGAATAATTAAGGAGGCAATAGATGGAAGAAGAATCTAAGAAAGAAAATATAGACAAAATCATAGCAGATTTAGGAGCTAATTATCGAGAAGAAGATAAAGAGGTTTTAAATGAAATATTAGAGGAAGTAACATCTATTGCCTCCGATATTTCTAATAGAGAACAAGATGATGAAAAGTTATTTCCATATATAAAGAAAGCTACAAAAGCAATATATCAAACAAGAGGTGCAGAAGGATTGCAAAGTCAAGGAGTAGGAAGCATATCCTATTCATTTGAAGACGTCATAGAAAAGTTAAGGAATGATATTATAAAAAATGGTCTAAGGAGGCTTAAATAATGTTATTACGAGATTTAACCAAAGTATATATATCAGAGTATGAAACAATAAATAACTACGGAGAAAAGTTAAAAAAATGGAAATACAAAGATATAGCGTGGCTTAATTTACAACAAGATGTAAATGAATTGGACAGAAATTCAGCAGGAGCAGTAGATTATAGTATAGTAAATGCAAGAACTACTATGAACTATAACATTCAAAAAGGTAACGGAATATCACTCACAGACATATCAAAAAGTGATAGCTTTGTACCTGACTATACTGTGTCAGATAATCCCAAAATAGGAAGCACAATAATATATAAATTAAAGCAATACAATGGAGAAGTAGAAGAAGATGAGTATTAGTTTTAAATGTAAAATTAAAGGACTAGATAAACTTGATAAAAAAATAAATAAGATTATTAAAAATTTGCCATTAAAAGTAGAAGAAAGTATAGAAGATATATTAAAAAACATACAAGGATATGCAATAAGACTCGAAAGAGGGCATAATTCAGAAGGCATTTTAGTAGAAATGATAGAAACTTCTATAATGCAAGTTAAAGGAAAGGTTTATGCTAGTCCGGACAAGTTTATGATTGATAATAAGTCATATCTGTGGTTTGAATATTTTGGAACAGGACAATATGCAGAGCAAGAACACATAGGAAAAACAGAACATTTTAAAGAAACCGGATATACTGAGTGGTATATTCCAGTAGAAAAGGTAGCTAGAAGTTTAAATTATCCTATTAAAGTAATCAATGGCAGAAAGTTTTATATTGCACATGGAGCGAAGCCAAATCATTTTATAACAGATGCTGAATTTAAAACTAGAAATGAAAATACGGAAACTGTGGAAAAGAAGTTAAAACAATTTTTTGAGGAGGTATGTAAATGATGCAAGAATTTACAACAAAAAATATGTCAGATTTATTATATGATGTTTTATCAGAAATAAAAGATAATAATAAAAATAATACAGAAGCGGTATTACAAATTCCAACAACAGAGAGTGTCTTTCCTTGCAGATTGATAAATACTCCAATTGACAGTGTATTAAAGAGCGAAAATGCTGTACCAATCTTAAAAAAATTTCAAATAACAATAGAACATTGGGCAAGTCAACAAAGAAATTGTATGGAAATGGCTAGTAATACAGACAAAGTATTGCAAAAAAGAAATATGTTGAGAACGAATACTCAGCAAATACAATATGACGAAATAACGAAAAAATATAGATTAATAACTACATATGAAGTTCGTTGGAATGGACTAACGAACTCATTTCAATTTATAAGATAATAAGGAGGAGTTAAAAATGGCAGAAACAACAGAAACAACACCACAAGTTGCAATGAAAGCAAATGTATCATATGCAACAACATTAGCAGGAGAAAAAACAAAAATAGGATATGTTCAAAAAGTAGGACAATTAAAATCTTTAAAAGAAGGACAAACATATTCTGCGTTAGATCTAGACGAAGAAAGAACAGCATCAGGAAAAAGAAAAGCTGAATCGACTGATATAGAAATGATGTTTATTCATTCACAACACAAAGCATTAAAAGCTATAGCAGATGCAGATACATCAATATATATATTTATTCAATATCCAAAAACTACTGCTACAGATGGAGAAAACCCATTGACATTTTCAATGAAAGGAACAATTGATATTGCAGGAAACGAAACAGAAGACGGAGACTTTATAAAAGATACAATGAGAATATTCCGTTCAAGTGCATTAGTAGAAACAGATGGTTATCCAGTAGAAGCCGATGAAAGTAAATTTTAGGGAGGAAATTATAAATGATATTAGAAACAGCCAATAAAAAAATAAGTTTAGTATTAAGAACAAGAAAAATTGTTGATATAGCAAGAACACTAAAAAGTAAAAATTTTGAAGAGGCATTTTTTAAGGCTTCAAATGAAAAAGATTTAGATGCATTGTCAAAAATTATATTTACATTAGCTGAAGACGAAAATGGAAAAAATCCGTTCGAAAATTCACTTGAAGTATTGGATTTTATTGATGAATATAAAGCTGAAAACGAGAAAACTTATGATGAGATATTCATAGAATTAGCAGAGGTAATAAATGAAGAGGGTTTTTTCAACAAAAAGATGGGAAAAGAAGAAATAACACAGAAAATATCAAATTCTTTATCACAAATAGATACAGACAGTGTAATTCAAAAAGCAATAGAAAAAGCATTAGTACCGATGGCACAACAATTAATAGCGGAAGCATAGAGACAATAGATGATATTATTGATAATATTAAAACTACTGAAAATATAATTGAATTAATTTATGCATTAGAGGCTTTATGCTATTATTTAGGCATGAAGCCTCAAGAATTTTGGGACGCAAAATATAGAGAATTAATAATTTATATTAAAATGAGATTAATTAGAATAAATGAAGATCAAAAAAATGAAATAAGCATACAAGAAGCTGCAACAAATAAAATAATAGAAGCAAATCCTCTAATGTTTAAAAGTCCAAAAATAAAAATGATAAAAGATATGTTTAAAGATTTATTTAAACAGAAAGAAAAAGAACAATCTATTGAAGAACAAATAGCAATTTTAAGAGATATGAAATAAATGTCAAAATTTGTCGAAAAACGTAAATAAAAAATAAAGATTAACCTATTGCTTTTTGTCAAATGTTGTAATATACTCTTTTTATAAAAATAAAAGGAGGTATTGTGTTATGGCACATTATCAAACAATAACATCTGATAAAAATAAAGATACAGCATTATTATTATGTATATTTGGTGGATGGCTTGGACTTCATCAATTTTATGTAGGTAAAATTGGAAAAGGCTTGTTATATATGATTACATGTGGATTCTTTTTTATAGGTTGGGGATTAGATATAATAAAAATATTATTAGGAACTTTCAGGGACAATACAGGAGCACCACTAAGAGCAACAAAAGCTCAAAATAATACACCAACAGAAGTAAAAGTTGTTAATCAAGAGATTAAACATACTAACATAAATATAGAAGATAATATAACACAAATAGAAAGATTATCAAAATTGAAAGAACAAGGAGTAATTACTGAAGAAGAATTTAATAATAAAAAACAAGAATTATTAAAATAAGTTTATAGCGCTTTAACACTTACAAACCCGTAAGTGTTATTTTTATGCCTGAAAAGAGGTGATAAAGTGACAGTAGAAGAATTAGATATTATTGTAGATGCAAGTATAAAAAAAGCAACAGCAGAATTTCAAAAACTTGTACCTGCAATAAAAAAAGAAATAAAAAAAGTAGAAAATGAATTTAATAATACTAATATAAAAGATATAACAGCCCAAATAGATTCAAAAGATATAGAAACACAAGCAATAAAAGCAAAAAGAAAAATAAAAGAAATATTTGATCCAAATGATATAAGTGGATTAAAAATAACTGGATTAGATGAAGAAATTAATAAGGTAGAACATTATTATGATAAAGTAAAGGGTTTAAATACAGAGGCATCTTCGGGAAAAGGATTTAAAAAATATGATTCTAATGCAATTGCAAATCAAATAGGACTAAATAACGATGCTAATGTATCACAAAACATAGAACCTACTCAGCAAAGTTTAAGTTTATGGGATAGATTAAAACAAAAAATATTGCAGATAAGACCATCGATACAACAAATAAAATCATCTATTAGTTCAATAAATGCTTCAGGAATGAACAACAGTTTTAAAAGTGGAAAATCACATTTGAATGGCATATCAAATATGACGGTAAAGATTAAAAATCAAATAAAACAAATTAGTTCAGGTATGAAACAAGGATTAGGTCAAGTTTTAAAGTATGCAGGAGCATTATTTGGGTTAAGAAGTATTTATAATGTATTAAGAAATAGTGCAAGTAGTTGGTTATCAAGTCAAAATGCAGGAGCACAACAATTAAGTGCAAATATAGAATATATGAAATATGCAATGCGGAAGTGTATTTGCTCCAGTTATCGAATATATAACTAATTTAGTGTACCAATTAATGAAAGCAGTACAAAGCTTAGTATACGCTTTTAGTGGAGTAAACATATTTGCAAAAGCTACTGCAAGTTCAATGAAAAGTGCTTCAAGTAGTGCAAGCAAAGCTAGCAAATCATTAGCAGGAGTTCATAGTGAAATAAACAATGTATCAGAAAATGATAGTAGTGGAAGTGGTTCAACAACACCAAGTTTTGATTTGTCAGGACTAGAAAATACTTCAAGTACAATTTTAGATGCTATTAAAAATGGTGATTGGTCATCAGTAGGAAGCCTAATAGGAGAAAAACTAAATAATGCTATGGAGAATATTCCGTGGGATACAATCAAAAGTACAGCTAAGAATATTGGTACTAACATAGCAAATTTCTTAAATGGGTTTATTGGAACAACAGATTGGAGCCAAGTAGGAAATACATTTGCACAAGGAATAAATACAGCTTTAAATTTAGCTAACGGATTCCTAAGCACATTTGATTTTGGTCAATTTGGAAATAGCATATCAACAGGAATAATGGGATTTATAGAAAATGTTGATTGGAGTATGTTAGCTCAAAATATTTCTTTAGGAATACAAGGGATTTTTGATGCTATAAAAGATTTTATACAAG